CGAGGTCCCGTGCGCGTTGACGTAGTCGACGTCCTCGGGCAGCAGGCCGGCGTCGCGCAGCGCGTGCTGGATGGCCCGCGTCGCGCCGCGCCCGTCGGGGGGGGGGGGCGGCCCGGGGGGGGCGGGGGGGGGCGGGCCCCCGCCCCCCCCCCACGTCGCCCGTCCGTTCGTGAGGGGGTGCCGTGGCGATCGACCCGTACGTGTCCGTCGAGGAGATCAAGGACGAGCTGGGCATCACCGACTCCGCCCGGGACGCTGTCCTGGGCCGCAAGGTCGGGGCGGCGTCCCGGCAGGTGGACGCGTTCTGCCGGCGTAACCGTGGTGCGTTCGCCCTGGCGACCGAGGCGTCGACGCGGGTGTTCGACCTGGCGGGCCGGGTCGTCGACAACGCGGTGTACCTCGACGACATCGGCGCCGTCGAGGACCTCACCGTCGAGTCGGGGACCGCGGCCGGGTTCACCGTCGTGACCGGCTTCGACACCACCGTGGGGAACGCGCTCGCCGAAGGCCGCGCGATCGAGTCCCTGTACAACCCCGCCGGGTGGACGACCTCGAGCGGGCAGCAGCTGCGGGTCACCGCCTGGTGGGGTTGGCCCGAGACGCCGGAAGACGTGATCGCGGCGACGATGATCCAGGCGATCCGGCTGTTCAAGCGCAAGGACTCCGCTGAGGGATACGTGGGTTCACCGGAGTGGGGGCAGGTCCGGATGACCCGGGTCGACCCGGACTTCCGTGAGCTCCTCACCCCCTACGTTCGGATGGTGCTGGCCTGATGCGCGTCTCGCTGGTCCGCCAGGGCCTCGCGGACGCCGCGTCGGCGGTCGTGTCCGACCCGCCGCTGAAGTGCCTGCCGTACGTCCCGGCCGGGTTCGTGGTGCCGTGCATGTACGTGCAAGTCGAGCCGTTCAAGTTCGACCTCGCGTTCCACCGCGGCGCGGACGAGCTGAACCTGTCGCTGATGCTGCTGGTGTCCCGCACGGACGACCGCAGCGCCCAGGAGCTCCTCGACGCCTACATCTCCGGGTCCGGGCCCGCGTCGGTGAAGGCCGCCGTCGAGGCCGAACGCGAGATCACGGGGCGGGTCACGTTCGGGGGTTCCTGCCACGACGCGCAGGTCACCGGCGTCGAGGCCTACCAGTGGTACGACGTCGGCGACGGCACGAAGTTCCTCGGCGCGAAGTTCGCCGTCCGCTGCATCGGATCAGGAGGCACCTGATGGGCAAGCAGATCCTGATCGACTGCCGCATCTTCACCGGCGGCGCGGACCTGTCCGCCTGGTCGAACAAGGCGGAGCTCGGCGCGGAGGTCGAGGAGAAGGACTCGACGGTCTTCACCTCGGGCGGGTGGAAGGAGGTCCTCGGTGGCCTGGGGTCGGGGGAGATCAACGCCGCGGGGTTCTGGGAGGCCGGGAGCGCGGACAAGGTCGACGACGTCACGTGGGCCGGCCTCGGTGGCCTGACCTCGTGGACGGTGTGCCCGAGCCTGGCGACCGTCGGCGGGGTCGCGTACTTCATGAAGGCGATGCAGGGCGACTACAAGTTCGGCGGCGACGTCGGGGACATCGCCCCGTACGAGGCGCACGCGAAGTCGGCGTGGCCGGTCGTTCGCGGGCAGATCGCGCACCCACCCGCGACCCCGCGGACCGTGACCGGGGTCGGGTCCTCGGTGCAGCTCGGCGCCGTCCCTGCGGGCAGGCAACTCCACGCGGCCCTGCACGTTCTGTCCGTCGCCGGCACCGGGACCCCGACGATCACGGCCCGGGTGGAGTCGGACAACGCGACGGGGTTCCCCTCCCCGGTGACCGTGGCGACGTTCACCGCCGCGACCGTGCCCGGCGGGCAGGTCATCCGCGTCCCTGGGCCGATCACCGACGACTGGTTCCGGCTCGCCTGGACGATCACCGGGACCGCCCCGAGTTTCGTGTTCGTCGGCGCGCTCGGCATCGGGCCCTGACCACCCTGATCCACCGTCACACCCCGTCGGCCAGTCCTGGCCGGTCGGGCACGCCTGCACGCCGCCCGAAGGGGGCAACCCAATGCCGTTCATGGTGCTCACCTCCGAGACCCTGATCATCGCCGGGAACAACCTGTCCGCGTACACGAAGAAGGCCGAGGTCGGCGTCGAGGTCGACGAGAAGGACGTCACGAACTTCGCCTCCGGTGGCTGGAAGGAGGTCCTCGGTGGGATCAAGTCCGGGGAGCTGTCGTGTGACTTCCTGCAGGACTTCGCGGCTGCGGGGTTGGACTCGATCCTGTGGCCGCTGTTCGGGACGGTCGTGACGTTCGAGGTGCGGCCGACGTCCGCGGTCGCGGGTGCCTCGAACCCGAAGTGGACCGGCAACGTTCTGATCAAGGAACTGAATCCGATCTCCGGGTCCGTGGGGGACGAGGCGACCCAGGGCCTGTCGTTCCCGACCTCAGGCCCCGTCGTCCGCGCCGTCGCCTAAGCCGATGCCCGCGCGCCCGCTCGAGCTGACGGTCGACCAGCAGCAGCTCGCCGCCATCGCGAAGGCGATGAAGGCCGACACCGCGGCGAAGGACCTGCGCCGCGAGCTGCTGCGCAACCTCAAGGCCGCGGCCGCGCCGGCGGTGAAGGACGCGAAGTCCGCGATCGCCTCGATGCCCTCGCAAGGCCTCACACAGGGCGAATCGTTGCGCCAGGGCATCGCGCGGCAGATCAAGCCGGTGGTGCGCCTGACCGGGCAACGAACCGGGGTGACGATCCAGGTCGGCCGGACCCCGAACCTGCGCGGCTTCGGGATGGCGGGGCAGCGGACGAACCGCAAGTCGTTCCGCCACCGCGTGTACGGCCGGCAGGTGTGGGTCGCGCAGAACGGCAAGTACATGTGGTTCGACGCCACGATGGGGTCGCACCGCGCCGAGTTCCGCACGAGCGTCCTGGACGCCGTGCAGGCCATGGCCGACCAGATGGCGGCCCGAGCGAGGAGTGGGTCCTGAGTGTTCGTCACCTACACGCCCGACGAGGGCGACAAGTGCGAGTGGGAGTTCAAGCCCGGGCGGGTGAAGGCCTCTGAGCAGGCCATCATGGAGAAGCGCACCGGCCTGAGCTGGACCGAGTGGCTGACGGCGGTGAAGAAGGGCCCCGGCCCCGCGCGCCGCGCGTTGATCTGGCACCTGATGCGCCGCGACGGGCACAACGTGCGGTGGGAGGACATCGACCCGTTCGACGATGAGGTCCTGGTCGAGCAGTCCGTCGCGGAGCTCATCGAGAACCGCGACTCCTACATCAAGGCCGGCGGGCCCGACCTCGACGAGAACGCCGCGTACGTGATGGCGATGTTCGAGCGCGAGCTCGCCGATGCGCGGGCGAAGTTCGGTGACGACGGGCCGGGAAAAGCGCCCTCGAGGAACGGGCCGCCGGATACGTCTGGGTGATCAGCGAGGTCCTCGGGATCCGGCCGTGGGAGCAGCGTGAGCTCCTCAGCGGGGCCGAGCTGCTCGAGGCGTGCGACTACATCGACACCGTGAACCGACTGGCCGAAGAGGCCGCGAAGGGGGGCGACTCCCGTGGCGGACGTGAGCCTGCTGTTCAACATCCTCGCGCGGGATCAGACGGCGGGCGGCCTGAACTCGGCCTCGTCGGGGATGGATAAGTTCAAGGCCCGCACGTCGATGGCCGCGATCGGGATCCTCGGCGCGGCGACGGCGATCGGCGCGAAGGCGATCTCCATCGCGTCGGACACCTCGGAGTCGGCGTCGAAGGTCGCGACCCTGTTCGGGAAGTCGGCCGCGTCTGTGAACGCGTTCGCCGCGTCGTCCGCTGAGGCGTACGGCATGAGCAAGCTGGAGGCGCTCGGCGCGGTCGGGTCCATGGGCGCGGTGCAGATCGCGATGGGCACGAATGCGGAAGCGGCTGCCAAGACGTCCCTGGAGTACGTGAAACTGTCGGCGGACTTGGCGTCGTTCAACAATGCGTCCAGCGCGGAGGTGCAGGAGGCGCTCACGGGGGCGCTTTCAGGCGAGTACGAGATGTTGAAGAAGTACGGAATCGTCGTGAACGACTCGACGATGAAGCTCGAGGCGCAGCGCATCGGGATGAAGAAGTCGGGCGACACGTGGACGGCCGCCCAGAAGCAGCAGCTCTCGCACAACATCATCATGAGGTCGACGACTAAGGCGCAGGGGGACTTCGAGCGGACCTCTGGTGGACTCGCGAACCAGACGAAGATCCTGCAGGCGCGGATGAGCGATATGAGCGGGGAGATCGGCGCGAAGCTGTTGCCGATCGTCGTGAAGGTCGCGGGTGCTTTCAATAGCCTGCTCGACTGGATGGGCCGCAATCAGACGACGACGAAGGTGCTCGCGACGGTCATCGGCGGCCTGGCCGCGGTGATCGTCACTTTGGCGGTGGGGATGCGGATCGTGTCCGCCGTCGTGACCGCGCAGGCGACCGCCTGGCGGCTCCTCGCGACGGTGATGTGGGCGAACCCGGTGTTCATCATCGCGGGAATCATCATCGCCATCGGGCTCGCGCTCGTCGTGGCCTACAACAAGGTCGCCTGGTTCCGCACCGCTGTCGACGCCGCGTTCCGGGCGGTCTGGGGTGCGATCAAGGCCGTGTGGGATTGGATCAGGACCGCTACCCAACCGGTGTGGGACGTCATCACCGCCGCCGCCGGGAAGGTCAAGGACTTCCTCGTCCGGAACTGGGACACCATCAAATTCGCGATGACCAAGGCCGTCCAGACAATGGGCGGGGTTTATTTGAAATTCGCGGACGGAGTCCTCGGGATCATCGAGGGAATGCTGCGCGCGGCCGGGCATCTGCCGAAATGGCTCGGTGGTGGCGTCGCGGACGGTGCAGCGGCCGCCGTCGCGGGAATCCGTTCCGGGCTGCAGTCCCTGAAGGACAAGCTCGACGCGCTTCCGACCACGAAGAAGATGCAGGTCGAACTCGAGACCGCGGCTGCGCTCGCACGGATCCGGGAGCTCAAGGGGCAGGTGAACGGCGCCGGGTGGACCATCGATATCAAGACGTCCGGTCCGCCGCCGGGCATCGGGGTGAAGCTGCCCGCGCGCGCGGGCGGTGGCCCGGTGACCCGGGGCGCGTCGTACATGGTCGGCGAGGACGGCCCGGAGATCGTCACGATGGGCGCGTCCGGGTTCGTCACCCCGAACGACCGGCTCGGCCGCGGCGGGGGCACCGCGCTCGGCGCCGCCGGCGGGACCGTGACCCACGTGCACGTCCTCGACGTCCGAGGGAACAGCAACGACTTCCTCGTGCAGCTGCTCCGCCGGGAGATCCGGGCTAGGGGCGGCAACGTGCAGCGCGTCCTCGGCACGACCTGATGGTGTTCCCCGCGACTCCGCTGCAGGTCCGCGTCGACCTGCAGATCTCCGGGGTGTGGGCCGATGTCACCTCCGACGCGCTCGCCCGTGACCAGATCACGATCACCCGTGGGCGTGCTGACGAGGCGTCACAGGTGGAGCCCTCGAAGTGCAACCTTTCGTTTAAGAGCCCCTCGGGGAAGTACTCCCCGCGCAACCCGACCTCGCCGTACTTCGGTGTCCTGGGTCGGAACACCCCGCTGCGGGCCGGCATCGGGATCCCACCGGTCGGCGCCGGATCCGCGGGCCTGGCGGGCACGGCGCTGGCCGCCCCGTCGGTCGTGGCGGAGAGCGCCGGGTGGCTGTTCGCGACCTGGCTCGCCGCACCCGTCGGGGACTTCACGGTCCCGGTCGGGTTCACCGCGGCCACCGAGAGCGACGGTCTCTACTCCACGATGCGCAGCGGGGTGAAGGCCGTCGCCCCCGGCGCGACCGGCACGTCCACCGCGACGTTCTCCACCGCGGCGACGGCCGCGGCCGCGATGGCCGTGGTCGTCCCGGGGCCGCTGACGGCCGCCCTGGCGTCGATCGCGACCGACACCGGCGACGTCCCGGTCACCGTGACCGCGACCGCAGGCCAGTACGTGCTCGCGGTCTACGGCTGGTCGGCGGACCCCGACGACCGGATGAACGTCGTCGCGGACACAGACGGCGGCTGCGAATGGATGCTGATCGCGGACACCGGACCCAGCGCTGGCCCCCGGCTGAAGGCCTTCATCCGCCGGGTCACCGTCACCGGCGACCAGAGGATCCACTTCTACGGTGACACCCGGGCCGTGCAGGTCGACACCGTCGGCCAGGTGTTCGTGCTGGCCGGCGCGAGCGACTACTACCCGCGGTTCACCGGCGAGGTGTCGTCCTGGCCACCGAAGTGGGACCTGTCCGGGCGGGACGTGTGGGTGCCGGTCGAGGCGTCCGGGATCGGGCGGCGGCTCGGGCAGAACAACCCACCGCTGCGATCCCCGCTCTACCGGGAGCTGATCCTCGCCAACGCGATCACGGCGTACTGGCCGATGGAGGACTCCTCCGGGGCGACGGGCTTCGCGTCCGCGATAGGCGGGGTCCCGATGATGTTCATCGGTTCCCCGCAGCCCTCCGCCGACGCCGGGTTCGCGGCCTCGGAGGCGCTCCCGACGTTCAACGCCGCCGGTGCGCACGGCCCCGTCCCGGCCCACACGTCCACGAACCAGTTCGCCGTCGGGGCGCTGATCCACATCCCGGCGACGGGGATGGTCGACGAGTCGCTGCTGTTGGGCATCACCACCAGCGGGACCGCCCGCACCTGGACGATCAAGTACGACACCGGCAGCCAAGGGTTCCGGGTCGAGGTCTACAACAGCGCCGGGGTGAAGGTACAGGAGGTCCCGATCGGGCCATGGACCCCGACCGTGGCCGGCGCCCGCTTCTTCCTGTACCTCACCGCCGCGGCATCCGGCGCGAACATCAGCTGGCGGCTCACCTACGTCGCGATCGAGGGCGACTCCTTCGAGGAGTCCTTCTACTCCAACACCGTCCTCGCCCAGACCGTCGGCGCGGTCCTCTCGGTCGGGGTCGGTGGGAACCTCGACCTCGCCGGGGATCCCTCGATCGGGCACGTGATCGCGGCGTCGAGCAGCACCGCGCTCATGGCCGCGGGGTCGGTCTACCAGTCCCTCGTGGGATGGAGCGGCGAGCAGGCCCACGAGCGGGTCCTGCGGCTCTGCCAGGAGGAGAGCATCCGGATCTACGTCCCGGTACCGGCCACTGGGTTCGCCGCCTCCGAGGCGATGGGGCCTCAGCGGCCGGGTCAGCTCCGCGCGCTCCTCGAGGAATGCGAGACCGCGGACGGCGGGATCCTGTACGAACCGAAAGGCTTCCTCGGCCTGGCGTTCCGGCCCCGGGTGGGCAGGTACAACCAGACACCCGAGGTCACGCTGTCCTACAGCGGCGGGCACATCTCCGCGCCGTTCGAGCCCGTCGACGACGACCAGGGCATCGTCAACGACGTCACCGTCGCCCGGGTGGGCGGGTCGTCCGCGCGGGCGGAGCTCACGTCCGGGCCGCTGTCGGTCCTCCCACCGCCGGCGGGCATCGGCCGCTATGCCACGTCCGTGGACTTGAACGTCCAGTCCGACGCGCAACTGCCGGAGCGGGCGTCCTGGCAGCTGCACCTAGGCACCTGGGACGAGGCGCGGTGGCCGAGCGTCCACGTCGACCTGGCGAAGAACCCGGCCCTGATCGGGGCCGTGACCGCGGCCGACGTCGGTGACCCCCTCACGTTGGCGAACCTGCCCGCGTGGGTTCCTCCCGGGCCGACCGACCAGGTACTCGAGGGCTACTCCGAGACCCTCGGGCACCCCATCGACTGGGACATCACCGGGAACTGCTCCCCCGGCGAGCCCTACCGGGTCGGGGTGTGGGACTCGACCGCGGCCCGGTACTCCTCAGACGGGTCGGCCCTGGCCGCTGGTGTGGCCGCGGCCGCGACGGCGCTGTCGGTGGCGACGCCATCGGGCCCGGTGTGGATCCGCACCGCGACCCACCCTGCGGAGTTCCCCTTCGACATCGTCGTCGCCGGCGAACGGATGACCGTCACCGCGATCACCGGTGCGGCGTCCCCGCAGGCGTTCACGGTGACCCGCGCGGTCAACGGGATCAGCAAGGCGCAGGTCGCCGGTGCCGCGGTCGCGCTCTACCGCCCGGCCTACTACGCGCTCTGAACGAGAGGACCCCAGATGCCCCTGGCAGGCGAGATCATCTACGCGAGTGACGTCCCGCCGGAGTACTGGACGACGCCCGCCATCGTCTACAACGCGTCCGGTTCGCTGCAGGCCGCCGACGTCACGGGTGCCCGTGGGCTCCGATTCCGAGTGTGGGGATCGGGCGGCGGCTCGGGCAGCTCCGCTGCCACGGGTGCGGGCGCGAGCGCGGCGGGCTCGGGCGGCGGTGGTGGCGGGTACGCGGAGAAGATCGTGCCCGTGTCGTCGATCGTTTTCCCCGTGGCCATCGTCGTCGGTGCTGCGGGCGCTGCGGGCGCTGCGGGCGGCAGCGGCGGCAACGGGAACGTCTCCAGCGCCACAGGGAACAACGGGGCGGGCACGGTCTACGCCTCCGCCGGCGGAGGGGCGGGCGGGCAGGGTGGCCCCACGGGCGCCGCCGTAGGACCCAGCTCACTGGGCGGCGGCGGCGGTAGCGCCACGGTGGGGGATCTACTTGTGCAAGGCGCCAACGGACAGAATTCCGTTCGCGTCGCGGCCGGCGTGACTCTCGCGGGCATGGGCGGGGTGGGCGCGCAGGGCGGTACGGGCGGCGCGAGCAATTGGGGCGCCGTAGCCGGGGTCGGGACCCAGGGCGCTGCGCCGGGCGGCGGCGCGGGCGGCGCTTACGCCATCGCCTCGCAGCCGGCGCAGGCGGGCGGCGCGGGCGGGGCCGGGCGCGTGATCGTCGAGCTGCTCTTCTAGGCGGACGGGCACCGACCCACCCGGCCCGATCACCCACCCGCCCACATCGTCACGCCCGCCCCGGCGGGACCCGGAGGAGGGCGAGGTGCACGCGCATGGGCGACGCCGCGACCCTGCTCCCGTCCCTCGGCGTCGTCGGGTCCCTGGTGATGGTGATCGGGTACATGTTCCGGTTCGTCTCGTCCCGCGAGGCCGAGCACAAGGTCGAGCGTGACGAGTGGCGCCAGGAGCGCGACGAACTCAAGCGCCAGCTCGCCAGCCAGCAGGAGACCGCGTCGTCGCGAGCGGACGAGCGGGCCCGGGTCGCGGAGGCCGACGCGGAACGCGCACGCACGCGGGTCGCCGAGCTCGAGTCGCAGCTCGCCCGGATCGCGAACCCCGGCGACGCCCGCTACGCCAGGCACGTTGAGCAGCTCGAGCGGGAGGGCCGGGGCGATGAGCGTTGAGCAGACCCACCGCCCGAACTGGCGGGTGCTGGTGGGCGTCGTGCTCGGCGGGTTGTTCCTCGCTGCGGCGTTCTCGGTGTGGGCCGCGGCGGGGCAGTCCCGCCTCGCCGAGCGGGCCGACAAGCTCGAGGACGCGTTCGCGACCCAGGACGCCTACGCGGAGCGCCTCATCGAGCAGCTGAAGGGCGCGGGGATCAAACCGGCGCCGGCGCCGGTCATCAACGTCCCGCCCGGCGAACGCGGCCCGGTGGGGCTGAGCGGTCCCACTGGCCCCCGCGGTCCTCAGGGCCCGCCGGGTGTCGACGGTGCGCCCGGCCCACCCGGTCCCCAGGGCGACCCGGGGCTGCCCGGCGCGGTGGGCCCGCAGGGTGTGCCGGGGCCGCCTGGGCGTGACGGTGACGCGGGCCCCGCGGGGGCGGACGGGAAACCGGGAGCGGACGGCAAGGACGGCCGCGACGGCGCCAGCCCGACGACCGTGTACTGCTCGCCGTCGGCGGTCCCGACGGACCCGTGGACGTGCACCACCGCACCACCACCGCCCGCGCCGTGACGGACCCGTACGAGGACACCCACGCGTACCTGTCGACGGCGTGCCTGCACGGCCTGCACGGGCGGTGCCGCCGTACCTGCAAGTTCTGCGAGCAGCCGTGCCTGTGCCTGTGTCACCGCCGCCGCGGTGAGGGCAACGGCGCCCGCCCCTGATCGTCCGCCGGTCATCCTCGCCTCCGACCGGCGGACCCCTTCTTCTCAAACATCTCGAGCGGCTCGCGGCCCCCGTTCAAGTCGGTCATATGTCCGCCGAGCCCGCGGACCCCTGACGCCTGCCTCCGCTCATAGGTGCGCTCGGCCGCGTTGCCCCCCAGCCCGCTTCACGTTTTCCGACTCGAAATGAGGGACCGATCATGACCGAGCAGCCCCAGGCCCCGGCCATCGACGAGCAGCCCACGCCCCCAGACGGCGGCGCCGGGGAGAGCACCGGACTCGACGATCCGGCGCCCGCTGAAGACCTGACGAACCCCGACCACGCCGAGGACGGCGACGCCGACGCCCTGGCCGGGGAGGAGCTCGAGGACGACGGCCTCGACGACGAGGCAGACGGTGACGACACCAATGGTTAGGACCGCGGCCGGCGGCCGGTACCGCCTCGCGACGAGCCTCGACAACCTGTTCAACGAGGTCAACGCCGCCTACCCGAAGCGGGACCGCAAGACCGACGGGTGGCTCGGCGACCCCGCCCACCAGGCCCGCGTGTCCCAGCACAACCCCGACGACAAGGGCATCGTCCGGGCGATCGACGTCGACAAGGACGGCATCGACGTCAAGGCGCTCCTCAAGGCCGCGATCGGGCACCCCGCGGTCTGGTACGTCATCCACAACGGGGTGATCTGGTCGCGGACCCACGGGTGGAAGCCGCGCAGGTACATCGGCGCGAACGCGCACGAGGGCCACGTCCACATCTCGATCGTGGGGACCGACGCCGCGGCGAAGTGGGCCGGCCGGTGGCTCGGCGGCACCCCACCTCGGACGAAGGTCGCAGCGCTGCGGCGTGGCAGCTCGGGCGCGCGGGTTCGGTCGCTGCAGAAGTCGTTGGGCGTCAAGGTCGACGGGGAGTTCGGGCCGAAGACCGAGGTCGCGGTGAACAGGTACAAGCACCGCCACGGGTGGCCGCAGGACGGCGTCGCCGGATCCCGGGTCCTCGCCGCGCTGAAGGCCGGAAAGTGAACCCGCCGAGTACCGCCACGAAGGCGTACGTGTCCGCGGTCATCGCCATCTGCGCCGCAGTCGGCGGGACCTTCGCCGACACCGGCCCCGGCAAGTTCTGCGTCATCATCGCGGCCGGGCTCACCGCCTACCTCGGGGTGTTCAAGACGAAGAACACCCAGACCGTGGAGACCGGCCCGGGCGACGAACCCGTCACCGTCGCCACCGTCGTGTCCGACACGGGCACGGTGCTCGGGACCATCACCGCCGACACCGGGACCGCGACCGGCGGGATCGTCGCCGGGACCACCGGCGTCCTCGGCCAGGTCCTCAACGCCACCATCGGGAAGGTCCTACCCAGCGGAGGAGGGAAGCACGGATGAGCACCCGAGAGAAGGCACCGGACATCCCGTTCGAGAAGCCAGTCAAGGCCGACCCCGGCGAGCGGACCCTGCGGCTCGGCAACGCCGGCACCGACGTGAAGCACCTGCAGGGCATCCTCGGTCGGTTCCTCGACGACGTCCCCCATGACGGGAGGTTCGGCGACGCGACCGACGCCGCGGTCCGCCGCTACCAGCGGCTGCGCGGGCTTAAGCAGACGGGGGAGGTCGGGCCTGCGACGTGGGGTCCGGTGCTCGCCGAGCCGGAGCCCGGTCCGGAGCCGGCGGAGTAACCCGGCGAAGCCACGGGAACAACGACAGCGCCCCATCCGCGTCCGAGGCGGGTGGGGCGCCATTCGTATGCCCGGGAGGGTCAACCAGCCGCGGGGGGTACCACGATGACCTCGGTCACCGGCGCGGACGGGGCGGGGGCCTGCTTCGACCGGTCCGGCACCAGCGTCCGCCCGGACTCGACCCACTTCCCGCCCTGGCACGCATACGTGATCGAGTACTCGCCGGGCCGGGCGGGGACGCCTCTGGTCTGCCCGGCCTCGCACTCGGGAGCGGGGGTCGTGGGCTTGGCCACGGTGTCCTCCTCGGTCGCGACGGGCGCCGGGGCCGGCTGCACGGGCGCCGGCTTCGGCGCGGTGGTGTCCTCCGCGCGGTCCGCGGCGCTGCTCGCCCGGTCGGCCTCAGCGGCCGCACGGTCCGCGGCCTCGGAGGCAGTCTCCCCGGAACCACCGCTCGGCGCCATGACGGGCGCCGGGGCGGACTGGACGACATCGGCGGCGGGCGCCGGATCCTCGTCCACCACGGGCGCCATAGTCGGCTCGGCGGTGACCTCGTCGGCGACCTGATGCAGGGTCACCGAACTCGGCGCGGTAGTCGCCGCGCCCTGCCCGCTCATCACGACGGCCCCGCCGACGGCGCCGCCCATGATGGCTACGACGAGGACCCCCGCGGCGGTGAACCCGCCGAGGCTGATCGGGCGCTTCACGACGCGGCCTTCGTGCACGCGATCGCCTCGGCGTAGCCGGCGGAGGTCTGTGCGAACTTCGCGTCGGTGTCCTCACCGTGACCGAGGTCGGAGAACTCGTGCGACATCCCACCGACGGCGTACATGGTCCCGGGGCCCTCGAGGTCGTTCGTGACGAAGACGGCGGGGTCGGAGTCGGCCATGCTCTCGCCCTTCAGCTTCACGGCGACGAACCAGGCCTTCTCGAACTCGCTCGAGCGGACCGCGGCGGCGCGGCCGGGCTTCACCCCGGAGTCGAGGACGGACCCGATCGTGGTGAGCAGCGCCTTCGACGGCGTCTCGCATGCCGCGGCTGCGGGCTTCGTCTCGGGTGCGGCGGCGGCCTGGTCGGTCTTCGCGGCCGCGCAGCCGGACAGGCCGACGATCGCGGCCGCGGCGAGGGCCGCGGTGATGATGCGCTTCATGGTGTTCCCCCCTGGAATCTGATCACTAGGACGGCCGGGGTGAACCACTGGTTGCACCCTGACCGGACGTGCCTGCACTCAACCGTTCGGCCGAGCCCGTGCCACCTTCCTGCGCCGCGCCTCGAGGGCCTCCCCGACGAGCTCGCGGATCACCACCGACCTCGTCACCCCCCGCGCCTCCGCCAGTGCCTCGATCTCCGCCAGGTCCCCCGCGTCGAGGCGCAGACCGCGGACCTCCGGACCCACGGGCGGCCGCCCCCGGCCACGCCGGACCGGCTCGCCCCCGTTCACGCCTCCTGCCGGGCATCCACCACGGCCAGGACCGTCAGCCCCGCCCACAGCGCCCACAGCGGCCACGGAACCGGGCGGATCAGGCTCCCGCCCGCGAGCACGACCGCGGTCGCCGCGCTGGCCTGGATCCCCTGGGTGATCTGCATCGTTCCTCCTCTTGCGGCGATGCGACGATCCGAGATGATGTGGCGGTCGGCCCCCTCCCCGCTTGCTTCGGGGAGGGGGCCTTAGTCACCCTCTACGGTGACGTCCCCTGCGCTTCCGGTCTCGCCAGATGGTGTAGGCCTGGAGGCCTACGCTGGCGGCCATCAGGTACAGGGCCGCTTCGTCTCGGGTCGTTTCGCATCACCTCCGTTTCTCGTTCCGGCGTGCCTTAATGATGCACTACAAACGAGGTACCGCGCAGGCTTTTCGATGCATTCATAATGCTGGGTCGGCGGTCGGTACGACCGCGCCGTACAGGGGGCCGTGGCACAACAGGTACGGCGCCCCGGCCACGATGCCCAGCGTGGCGAACAGGCCACCGGCGGCGCTCGCCCCGGCCTCACCCTCGGCGGCCGCGTCGTGCAGCTGGTGGTCGAGCAGGCAGAGCAGCAGCGTGTCCCGCTGCCGCTCCGTGAGCGCGGCCAGGATCGCGCGGGCGAGCAGCTCACGCGGGGAGTAGAAGTCCTCGTCGGCGGTCATCGGCCGGGCCCGGCCGCCCCGGGCAGGCGCAGCACCGCGGCCCGCAACGCGTCCGGGCACACCAACGTGTAGATCTGCGTCGTCGACACGCTCGCGTGCCGCAGCAGGTCCTGCACCTCGCGCAGGTTCGCCCCGCCCGAGAGCAGGAACGTCGCGAACCAGTGCCGCAACGAGTGCGCCCCGCCCCGCACGTGCGCGCGCTTCATCGCCGCCCCGACCGAGTTCGTCACCGTGTTCGGCCACACCGGGTGCCCGACGTTCTTCGGCGACTCGAACCACAGCCCCGCCGCCGGCATCACCGCGGCGAGCGCGACCACCTCCGGGTGCGCCGGCAGGACCGCCTCATGGCCGCCCTTACCCGTGACCCGCAGCGTCCCCTCGACGACGTCGAGGTCCTCCGCGTGGAACTTCGCGATCTCGTGCGCCCGCAGCCCCGCGTACGCCGCGAGGATCACCATCGCCCGGGTACGGGTCGTCAGCGGCAACGCGAGGACCTGGTGCAGGCCGAGGGTCGAGCACGGCCGTGGGAGGCCCTGCGGGCGCCGTGGGCGGCGGATAACCGCGGTCGGGTTCGTCGCCGTGAGGCCCTCGACGAGGAGCCACGCCTGCCACGCGACGATGCTCGCGTAGTACGTCGAGCGGGTGTTCGCGTTCGTGTGCCCGGCGAACCAGTACCGCAGCCCGTCGGGGGTGAACCGCAATGGCGACTCCCCCGTGGCCAGAGCGGCGCGGCGGACGGCCCCGGTGCGCATCTTCACCGTCGCCGGGGAGAGGCCCTCGGCGAGCATCGCCATGGCCCATCGGTCGAGCAGCGCCGTCGGGTCGGGATCGGACGTACCGGGGTCAAGGGTGACGTGATCGTTCATCGCGGCAGGATGCCGACGAAGCCGGCCTGCGCCGCGCGGATCGGGCGATCTTGTGGAGACAGAACCCTTACCACATGTGGTGATCACCGCGGTCTTCACGCGGCGGCTGCGGCTGCGATGGTGGGCGTGTGCGTGCCGACTGGCCAGTAATACCGGGGACTACCCTCGGCCTCGAGCAACTCGTCGACGGGGTGCGGATTCGACACCGGGCCGGGCATGGACCCGCAGCATTCGCAGGCCGGGCCGTAGATCAACCAGGTCTCATCTACGCCGCAGGCCGCTGCCCACTGTTTGAGGTACGCCGAGCGGACCGGCACGGTGTCGCTGGCCAACCAGCGGCTCACCGTGGCGCGGCTGACGCCGAGCTCGGCCGCAATCTCCGAGGACGTGAACCGCGCGTCCTCCATCGCAATCTTCAACCGCCACCGTCGCCGTAGCGACGGGATCACTGCCGTGGTCACCATGCGCCGATGATGCCACGGCGTGACGCACGTGCGCCATGGTTCAGGGACACGCTGACGTCGCATTGCGCGTCATGAGGCAATTGTGTCAGTGTGCGATTCATGCTCATCACGTCGCCACAGGTCGCCCAGCATCTCGGGGTCAGCCTGCGTACCGTCCACCGACTCGTCGCAGACGGCAAGTTGGCGCCGGCCCAACAGCTACCCGGACCGAACGGCGCGTTCCTGTTCGACCAGTCGGCCGTTGAGGCGCTCCGCGTCGCGCGGCAGGCCGCGACCACATCCAGCGACGCGGCGAACGGCGCGGTCGCGTGATGCCGGCCGTCGAGCACGGCCCCTAGGCGCAGAACAGCCGGGCCGCGTTCGCGCGCGACCCGGCTCCGGGGGATCTCCAGTCTGCCCCCACCCACCGGCATTCCGCATCAACTCAGACGGGGGGCACCATGCCCGACCTCCACGAGGCGCAGACCCGGCCCGGCCGGTACCTGCGGCACATCTTCAACGCGACCCACGCGACCCCCGCCGCCGTGCGGGTCGTCACGGAACTCATCGAGCTCGCGCAACTGCACCGCCACCTCGCGCTGCTGATCCTCGCCACCGAGGACCCCACCGCGATGGCCGACGCGATCACCAAGGCCACGGTGCTCCTGTCCGCGTGCTGCGGGGACTGCCCCCACCTGCCGCACCCGGGCGAGCCGTGCCCCGCGCTGTACAGCGACCCCGAAGGCGACGACCAGCCCTGCGGTTGCGGGATGGCGTCGTTGCGGGTCGTGCGTGAGCTGCGGGAGACCGCGGCGGCGGCGTTGGAGGCCGACCGCCGGGTCGAGTACGGCGACGATGAGCTGCGTGACGTGCTCGCCGAGCGGGACGCTCCGTGAAGGGCCCCGTCCGAGTCGTCGTGGTCCGCGCGAACGGCGAGCACACCTACACCGAGGTCGCGCGCGGGCTGTCCGCGCTGCAGAGCCTCGTCGACGGGTTCGTGGAGTCCGTCCATCTGGACGGGTCCACGCACGTGATGGTCAACGAGTCCGGGCTGCTCGACGGGCGCCCGCTGAACGAGCTCGCGACCCATGCGCTGCACGCGCTCCGCCCGGAGACCGCCGGGGTGATCGTGCTGCTCGGGGACGCCGTGTTCGCCGGGTTCACCAGCACCGGGGACGAGACCCACTGCCCGACCCGGATCTGGGACCTGATCGTGCGCCTGGCCGCGGAGGCCGGGATCCCCCACGGCGGGCCGGCCGAGCGGAGCGCCCGATGAGCACGTCCGCGGCGAAGGTCCTCAGCCTCCGACTCCCTGAGAGCCTCCACACCCGGCTGCAGATGACCGCTCAGATCAACGGGATCGACGTCACGACCGCCGCGATCCGGGCGATCGAGGCGTACACGAGCCCATGCACGTACCCGCAGACCAGGCCGTGGCACGAGCTTGCATCCGATGACGACGACGACAGGCGCGACGCGCGCCGCGACGCCATGCGAGATGGGCTGTGACGGGCCCGGAGCACTACCTCGAGGCCGCCCGGCTCCTCGCCGCCGTCGGTGAGGGCAGTGTTCCCGTCGCGATGTACGCCCTGCGGATCGCGCAGGCCCAGGCGCACGCGACCCTCGCGCACGCCGCGGCGCAGGCCGCCGCCGCCATGGAGCCCTACCTCGAGCTGGACGACACCGCCGCGGCCTGGGCCCAGGTGCTCGGATGACCGCCGAGACCCTCGTCGAGCCGCTCGTCATCACCGAGCCCGGGATCTACGACATCCCGTCCGCGGACTACCACCGCGACCCCTTCCCCGGCGGGTCGCTGTCCTCGACCGGTGCCCGCCGGCTCCTCCCGCCCGGGTGCCCCGCGAAGTTCCGGTGGGAGCAGGAGCACGGGCGCCCCGAGAAACGGCACTACGACTTCGGGCACTGCGCGCACCGTGAGGTCCTCGGCGACGGTGAGGACGTCGTCGTGATCGAGGCCTCGGACTACCGGACGAAGGCCGCGCAGGTCGCCCGCGATGAGGCGTACGCGGCGGCGAAGGCCCCCATCCTGCGTCGCGAGTACGACGAGGTCGTGCTCCCGATGGCGGAGGCGCTGCGGGCGCATCCGATCACGGGGAAGCTCTTCGCCCCCGGCACCGGTGTCGCGGAGCGGTCGCTGTTCTGGTGGGACGGCCAAGGCGAGCAGCGGGTGATGCGCCGCTCCCGGCCCGACTGGCTCCCCGCGGCCGTTCCCGGCCGGCGGCTGATCGTGCCCGAGTACAAGACGTGCGCGTCCGCGGCCCCCGACGACATCGAGGCCTCCGTCGGCCGGTTCGGGTACTACATGCAGGCCGCGTGGAACCTCGACGCGATCGAGGCGCTCCTCGACCTCGACCAGCCCCCGGTGTTCGTCTTCGTCTTCCAGGAGAAGGACGCGCCCTACGTCGTGACGGTCGCTCAACTGAGCACCATCTCGATGCAGCTCGGGCGCGCGCGCAACACCCGCGCCCTGAACGTGTACCGCCGCTGCCGGGCGTCCGGGCGGTGGCCCGGCTACTCCGACGAGGTCCTCAACCTCGCGCTGCCCGCCTGGCTGGAGAACCGCCTCACCCTGGAGATGGACGATGACGACTGACCTCGACCTGCCCACCCCCGCGGCCGCACCGGTACGGGTGGGCCAGGCCACCGCCGTCGAGCAGTCACGCGCCGCCGCGGAGGTCTACGGCCAGCTCGTCGTCGCGCAGCAGTGCCCCCGCGACGAGCAGACCGCGTTGCGCGCCATGCGCGAGTCGTGCCGTCAGATGCGCCTCGCGGAGCGGGCGTTCTACCGGTTCACCCGCGGCGGCCAGCAGGTCTCCGGCCCGACCGTGCACCTCGCCCGCGAGCTCGCCCGGATCTGGGGGAACGTCACCTACGGGATCTCCGAAATGGCCCGCGACGACGGGCACGGCCAGTCGGAGATGCAGGCCTACGCGTGGGACCTGCAGACGAACACCCGCTCGTCGCAGATCTTCATCGTCCCCCACTCCCGGGACACGAAGACCGGGCCGAAGCGCCTGGTCGACCTTCGCGACGTGTACGAGAACAACACCAACCAGGGCGCGCGACGGCTCCGTCAGGCCATCTGGGCGATCCTCCCGCCGTGGCTCGTCGACGAGGCCGTCGACCTGTGCACGCAGACGTTGAAGGACGGCGGCGGGATTCCCCTCCCGCAACGGATCTCAAAGGCCGTCGACGCGTTCGCCGCCCTCGGGGTCACCGCGGACCAGCTCGAGCAGCGGATCTCGCGGCAGACCGCGAAGTGGACCGAGCACGACGTCGCGCAGTTGACCGTCATCTACAAGTCGCTGCAGCGCGGTGAGGTCCGCGTCGAGGACGAGTTCCCGCAGGAGCGCGTCACCGTCGCGGAGATCAGCGGCAAGACCACCAAGCAGGCGGCCGGGTCTTCCACCCCGGGCCCGGCCGCCGAGCAAGCCGTCGCAGTCGAGGACCCCGACCCGGAGGTCAACTCCCACTGGGCGCCACCGCAGGAGACGACGTCGTGACGGACCCTATCCAGATCGTCGTCGACCCCCCGCCGGTCGCCGAGTGGCTCCGCGGTAAGGCCACCGAGCACCGCCGCGCGTCCGCGACGTCGATGCGCATGGGCATGAGCGCGCAGGCGGAGGCGTACCGCCTCGCCGCGATCGCGCTCACCGACGTTGCCCGCACAGCGGACGAGTACCTGTCGTGACGGCCCATCAGGACGCCCTCGTGCCAGGCGACGAGGGCTACTCGATGCTCACCGACCGCCACCCGGCCGCCGTGTTCATCCGGCAACTGCACCTGCTGCTCGGCCACGAGACGACCGCGCGCTTCCTCGGCGAACCCGACCCGGGCCGCGCCGAATGCCTGCTCTGCAAGGCCCGCCGATGAACGCGCATCAGGACGCGCTCGACCCGGACCTCGGGGTCATGCCCATCCCCGAGGCCGCGGCCGAGGTCGGGATCCGCGACCACCTCGTCATCGTCGTCGAGGGCCAGGTCATCGGCCAGGGATCGAAGAAGATGGTCCCCGGGAACCGGTTCATCGACGACAACGACAAGCGGCTCCGGCCCTGGCGGCAGTCCGTACGAGACGCGGCCGCGTCGGCGGTGGCGGAGATGCACCCCGGCGTCGCGCGGCCCCTGTTCGCTCGCGGGACACCGGTGCACGTCTCGCTGGTGTTCACGTTCAAGCGCCCCGGCTCGCACTTCGGGACCGGGCGGAACGCGAGCGTGCTCAAGGCCAGCGCGCCCGCGGAGCACCTCGGCTACCCCGATATCGACAAGGCGATCCGCGGGTGCCTCGACGCCATCACGTCCTCCGGGATCTGGGATGACGACAAGCAGGTCTCCAGGGTCACGGAGGCCGCGAAGGTGTATCCGGGCGGGCACCAGGACGCGTTGACGGTTCCCGGCGCCGTCATCCGGATCCGGGCGGTCGCGCCATGACGGACGAGCAGCTCGCGCTGGAGCTCTACGCCGAGATGTACGGCGGCGGTGAGTACGAGCTCGACGAGGAGTTCCGGCCCCGCCGACTGTGGCACCGAGGGGACCTCGGGTCGATCCGCCCGTCCTGCCTGTGGCGCCCCGTGGAGACCGTCGCGCTCACCGGCGGTGCCCTGTGATCGCCGTGTGCGCGGACTGCGGCGACCTGCGCGAGATCGACGCCATCGGGCTGTGCCACACCTGCTACCCCGCCAACCGCGAGGCCGGGACCACCGACGAGTTCGCCCGCGTCGCGAGCCTGCCGAGTGTGCCCGCGGTCGATCTCCGGTGGCAGGTCGACGCGCTGTGCGCCGAGGTCGACACGGAGCTCTTCTTCCCCGAGAAGGGCGGCTCGACGAGGGCGGCCAAGAGCGTCTGCCGGCAGTGCGACGTCCGCGCCGAGTGCCTCGACTACGCCCTGGAGACCGGGCAGCGGTTCGGGATCTACGGCGGCGCGTCCGAACGCGAGCGTCGCAGGCTGCTCCGCCTCGACGACGCCGACGACCTGGAGGGAGCGGCATGACCGACACCACCGAGCTGACCGTGCTGAAGCAGCTCGCCGCGCGCCGCCGGGTGCAGTGGGTCGCGACGGCGAACAAGCTGTACCCCGCCCAGGTCCTCGACATCGCGAAGCGTCACGGCTGCCTCGTGGCCAACGGCGAGGTCGACTACACCGCGGCCGGGTATGCCGCCGCGGAGCTCCTGCAGGCGAGCGCCCCCGCGATCGCCGTGCGTGAGCCGGCTTCGGTGAAAGTTCCGCCGATCCCGCGGGTCGATCCGGGAAGTTTCCCGCATTCGCAACGCCCCGCGCCGCCCGTGAGGGTTAAGCCCACGCCCGTGACGATCGCAGCGTCACGGCCAGCGCCGGCACCGCCCCCGACCCGGGCCGCCGGCGGCGACGAGCTGCTCCGCGTCCGCATCGACCAGGTCCACCCCGACCCCGACAACCCCCGCACCGACATCGGCGACGTCACCGAACTCGCCGCGTCGCTGCTGTCCGTCGGGCTGCTGCAGCCCCTCATCGTGCGCCGCACCACCAGCGGGTCGCTCCTCATCGTCGCCGGGCACCGCCGCCACGCCGCCGCCCGCCTCGCCGGGTGGACCCACGTGCAGGTCATCGTCCGCCGCGATATGCGCCCCGACGACGTCCTCGCCGCGATGCTCGTCGAGAACTCCCACCGCAAGGACCTCGACGCCATCGAGGAGGCCCGCGGCCTCGCCCGCCTCAAAGGCCAACTCGACCTCTCCGACGCCGCGCTCGCCCGCCGCGTCGGACGCCACCAGGCCCACGTGTCCGCCCGCCTCATGCTCCTCTCGCTCCCCATCGAGGAGCAGGAGGAGATCCGGCGCGGAGAGATGAGCATCACCGAGGCCCGCGACCGCGCCCGGCTCGCGTCCGGGCGCATCGGCCCCGGCGTCGGGCGCTCCGCGATCGGGCACCTCGCCGCGTCGCACCCCCTCGCGAACAGGGCGAAGGCCCGGTGCCTGCAGATCGCCGCCGTGGATCCGAAACACACCCGCGGCAAGGGCAAGGGCGTCGGCGGGATCTCCTGCGGCGAGTGCTGGGAGGCGGTCATCCGCTCCGACGAGCGTCAGCGTCTGCATGCCCACTCGGGCCGCACTGGCGCGTGCGCGATCTGCGACACCCCCATGGCCACCGAGCCACCCACCCCCCTGCGAGAGGCCACCGCATGACCGTCATGAAGCTCGACTACCGACTCAACGGCGACGTCAGCGACGCCCTCGCCCCCCACATCGAGCGGATCTACGACCGGCCCGGGTCGACGTTCGTCGCCGTCGTGGAGTTCCGCCACACCTCCCGCCTCGAGCTCGCCGACGAGGTGAAGTGCCGCGCAGTGAAGCTGGAGGTCGCGAACCCCGGCGAGCAGGAACAGCACGTCCGATCCCTGCACCGCGCCCTGTACCTGCAGCGCACCGCCCAGGGGACCCTCGACGACGCCGGTGAGGTGAAGCTGTCCAAGCAGACCATCGCCCAGGCCGCGGGCCTCGCTGGCGGCACCGAGGTCGCCCGCGTCCGGGCCGTCCTCGACTGGACCGCGACCGCCCTGCACGAGGCGACCGCGAATACCAGCCTCCGTGAGGCGGACCTGCGCAAGGCCCTCGACAAGGTCCAGGCCCGTCTCGCCGCGGCGCTGCGTGGCGAGCAGCTCGAGATGGACGGCAAGGCCTGATGGGCACCTACGTCGACGTCGACCTCGTGCTGCCGCGCATCTACGACGACCTCTGGGCCGAGCACGGTGCGGACATCCGCGCCGCGCAGCTCGCCGCCGTCGAAGCCGAGGCCGCCGCGCTCGAGGCGTGGGTCGGCTCCGCGTGGAACGGGTCACCCACGTGAGCGCCGACCCGGGCCTCGCCCGGTACCGGC